GCTTCTTGGGATTCAAAAGCTCTTTGCATAGCGGCTGGAGTTAATAGCCAACCACGAGCTAATGCAATGAACAATAAAGGCAAAGGTCCAATTGTCCCGATCCACGGACCTATAGCATCAAGTGCGCCCTGTATAACCTCCACTTTTACCTGCCTAATAATATAATAGCCAGGTCGCTCGTAAGCGCCTGGCTAATTAATACCACTTACTATTTTATTATCGGCAAATCATAGTACAGCTAACTCGTCCCAACCTCGTGGACCACAGGCTGAACCTACTACAAGTCCTAGCATTCCTGGACGTGACCAGACTCCACTAGAATCGTAAAACCACCTTGAAGACTTCTCAGCCTCAAGTGCTGGACAACCAAAGAATGTACGGCCACGATCTTCAATCATCCAAAGGTGATGGTAATGAGCCGAGAAGAATAATGTAGTGTTTCCTAGGACTTCATTACGTCCTAGGATCTGCTTCTCAATAGCATTCTTTGAGCCAATTCCACCAGTCTTAGGTCCAGAACCTTGAGCTATATGACCATGAGTGAAGTTTGCTCTAATGCCACCGAGTTCAAGATTAGTGTCTTGAGTATCATCTGCAATATGCCAAGACAATAGGTTTTCTACAGCAGTACCATCAAATACTCTCTTAGTTAGTTTTGCAACCATAGTTGAAGAGTTATCATAAATACTTGTAGTTACCTTATTGCTTCCAAACCTAGTATGTTCACCATGATTTGAAGGTACAGATGAAATATCAATAGGTAGATTAGCTTCAAGAAGTTTACGGATAGACCAGACACGAGTATCAAAGTCTAATTCGATCTGGTCAGAGTAGCTTAATTCAACTTCATATGGCTGAGATGTATAGTTGCCTACAGCACCTTCATGCTCATCACCCATGAAGGCAAGAGCAATATTATCAATGGGATATCCTGAATCAGTTAGATTTCTGATTCTATCAAGATGGCCTTCAATGCCTTTAGTCCAGTTTCCAAGTGCTTCTTGTGTTCCTGGCTTACCAAGCTGAGGATCTGCTACTAAAATAGTATATGCCAGTCCGCCACTTTGAATTACCTTAGCAGGATGTTGACTGATAAGTTTTAGATGCTCACGCCAACCAGAGATATCAAAATTTTCGCCTATTTCAACAGTAGGTTCAGCCTTCTTCTGGATTCTAGCAGCATAACTATACCTGAATTCTCCAGGCTTTCCCCAAGCTTTCATTGTTACAGGCTGAATTACTTCGAATATTTCAGGATCAAGACCCCAAAGTTTAAGAGTGTCTGTCCAATCTGTAATTGGATCAGCTACTGTGCCTGTCTTAATCAGGCCAGAATCGCCTGTCAGAGAAATGCTCCCTGCCTGAGGCTCATCAGGAATATCTTCTTCTAATTGATAAGGTGCTCCTGACGTATTGCGAAACTCTCGCTTACGACGCTTCAGGGTTTCAAGACTAGCTTCAGGAAATGCTACAGCCAAATCTCTATCTGATTCAACAGAAAAGAGTTTAGCTATATTTTCTTCATTCCATTCAATTTTAGACAAAATATAAAGTCCTTAATTAAGGTGCCTGTCAAAATCAGGTCACTTAGATGAGTCTAGCACGGACTGATCATCAGGTCTAGTCATACGTGCAGTACACCTACTATACTACAGCAAGAAGGACCTTAACGCAATGTTAAGGTCCTTCTTTAAATCAACTTAGCTTAAGGTACAAGGTCTGCAATCACGATTTGCTCTGGTCGAGTTACTGTTGGCAGGAAGTTGTACTCAATAAGTACTTGACGTCCTGATGGGTCTGGCTCGAACCAGGTCTTTGAATAGCGACCAATAAAGTTGCTTGGAGCTGAGAAGTCTGCTGTTGGTCCTTCTAGAAGCTCAACAGGACGGTTAGCATCAAAGTTACCAAGGATTAATGTATCATCTGCAAGATAACCAATTTCCTGGCCAGCATCAGTTTCATATACATGCTCAACTGGAGTCCAATCCATTCCAAGGAATCCTGGGATTGTGCTTGTTGAGTAGTAGACGTCACGCATTCTGTCAGAAAGAAGGTAACCAGGAGTAGAACCATTGGCTACGAATGAGTGAATAATGCGATCTAGAGTGTTCTGAGTTGCGTAAGCCTTGTTAGCAGTTACACGACCATGGTTAAGAATTAGCTTCTTCCATGCGTTAACATTATCTACAATCTGTACAGGTGTTGCTGTTGCCCAAGACACAGCAGCAGTAACCTTGTGATCTGCTGGGAACTTGTAGTCAATGCTTGCCTGAACATCTGGGAAGTCTAGCACAAGGTTTCCACCAAGTGCCTTCCACAGAGTATATTCTACAAAGGCATCGATACGCTGGTTAAGGTCAGATAGTTCACGAACAACTTCACGCTCTGCGTTAATCTTTCCATTAATAGTTCCAACTTCACGAAGCCACATTAGAGTAGTAGGCTCGAAAACCTTCTTCTCACGAACGTATAGCAAGCTGGCAGATGCCTGCTCGCGGCCTAGACGACCTACGATGTGGGCTTCTGAGTTAGGAACGTTAGGCTTGGCCATCATACGAGAACCACGAATAATGTCCCAAGTAACTGTCTGGGTTGGTACCTGACGCTTTGGGGTACTATTTAAAAGTAGCATGTTCTGAGGAGCAGGCAACTTTTCTACGACGCCCAATAGAACCATAGGGTCCAATAGACTAATATCTGGCACTAGAGTCTCCTTAAGTATTAGGGGCCGCAGTTTTTTGCATTCCCAAAATAATTCAGCGACCTCTATTAAGGCCCGACCTGCGCTGCCAGTTTTCTTTGGCTCACTTAGCTGGTCTTCTTATATTCTACTGTTCTTTATCGGCGCCTTTTCTGAGAAACTAGAAAAGTATCTACATTAATTTGATGGGACATAAAAAGAAACCCTGGAAAGGGTCTCCATTTCGTAAAACCTATATGCCTTGACTTACTAGGCGACTGTTCTTCTTTTGATTGCAAGTTGAGCAAGCCCTTACAATATTGAACCAATGATCTGTTCCGCCCCTAGCAATAGGGTAGTAATGATCGTCATGCATGTTATCTGTACACTTACCGCAGTAGTAGCAAGGATTATTTTTAATTTTCTTGCGATAGAGAACTGACTTTTTGCGATCTAGCTTAGACATGCCCTTAACAAGCTTAGAACGATAACGAGACTTAATGGCCTTACGTACTTCAGGATTGGCTTTTCGATAAGCTTTCTCTCTTGCTTGGTGCTCTTCTTTATTTTCCTGGTAACGCTTTTGCCAATACTGTCTATTAGCTTCGTAATATTTTTTACTTGCACCTGTTGCCTGATTATAGGCTCTTACTTTAGCTTTCTTTACTTCTTTATTTTTAGCATAGTTTTCTTTAGTGTATAAGCTAGTACACTCTTTACACCTACCTTGCAGACCATCCTTAGATCTAATGTGTTTACTGAAAGCTGCGAAAGGTTTATGCAATTTGCAATGGTTGCAAGTTTTCAACTTCTAACTCCTAAAAGGTAAAAAGAAAGAGCCCGAGGGCTCTCTCAATTTCTACATCACATTATCAAAAAGAAAATGTGATGTAGATCATCAAAATGTGAAAGTGCCAAGAGCTGCACTTGTACGAGCATTCAAAGAAGTAATAGCGGCAGAGTCAGCACCTGAAACTAGAGCAAGCTTTAGAATACCCTGGATAACGATGTTAGCCTGTTGCTCTCCTGTACTTGTATCTGCGGCGCGACGAAGAATTCCTACTGGAGTACCAGTTCCAGTAGATCCACCGTTTACGTAAACTACGTAACGCTTAGTAGTAGTGTTTTGTGCAAGAACTGTGCCTGCTGGAAGAATTCCCTGACCTGCGGCTAGTGTTACACCTTTCTGAGTGAATCCAGCAGTAGAGTAAAGAATCTCTGTTGGAGCATAAGAATGGGTAGGACTAGTAAAACTAGGTGAAGGAATCTTCTCAAAAGAATCCAGTGCCATATTCAATCAACCTCTCTTTTAATTAAATTCCTTAGACCTGAAGTGCGCTTAGTCGAGCAACTTCTGCATCTACATCTAGTTCTACTTTGTCTTCGTTAGCACCTGTTGAAGTGCCACGCTCTACGCTTAGCTCAATAACTGGCTCTGCTGGTAGTAGTTCTGTGTATAGGTCACTATTGCTTAGGTAAAGCTTAATCATACTGTCGCGCTTTGCAGGATCAATAAATCCTTCACGTACCTTAGCGTCAACTTCGGATGTAGCTAGAATCTTTGCGTTTGAAAGTTCTAGAGTCTCAACACGATTTGAAAGCTTTACATTATCGTTTGCTAGCTCAACTACAGCTCCAACAACCTGCTCAACATTAGCATTTGAGTCGTCAGCAGAAAGCTTAAGGACATCTGCATTCTTAAGTGCTTCGACTAGCTTGTTTGAAAGTTCAGTTGTGTCTGTAGCTGGCTTAACAGCTTCAGCCTGTAGAGCAGCAACATCAACGCCGTGCTCTTCCTTCAGAGCTGCAATAAGCTCTTCCTTAGTCATTGTTTTGTGCTCCTCTACGTTAGGTTCTTCTTTTGAACCAGCTTCAATGTCTACATTTTCTTCTGTCGGTTCAGTAAGAAGAACCGCTTCTTCTGAATTATCGGCTGATGCTTTAACAATTTCTTCATAATCTTCTAAGTTTGTAATGTAGGGACGATTAGTCACTGCTACATGGCAAAGAGTAGGTCCAACCTTTTTAGATGTGTTGGTATCTGTATAGTTCATAGCAATCATGGCAGATGCACCAATGTAAGTCTTGTTTCTGAACTTCTCTACTGCCTTAGGATCACGAGCATCGATAACAGCATATACCTTGTTATCCTTTACCTCAATATCAACTACTTCACCAACATTAGCATCAGGATCTTCAACGTGCTCATTCTTAGCATTAGCCTTAGGAACCTGCACAATGTCACAAGCCTTGTTGTCAAAATTGGTCTTCAATGCCTTGACAAAAGCATCATCAATCTTAAGTCTACCTACAGCAGGATGAATTAAATCTTTACCTACATTCAGAATATGCTTCCTGAACAAGGTGCCAGTGCTTTTACGAGATAGCTCTACACTTGCTTCAAGCATCTCATCATAAGCATTACTATCCTTGCTTGGAATGATTACAAAATCATTGTCCACCATAAACCTCCATTGTGTTAACAATAACTATCATCGGCAGAATTTAAATTTCTCCCAAAAAAGTTGACATACCTGTATCCCAATGGGTTAGAAAAGCTTTAGGTGTCAATCTTTTACTGATGTCACCATTCTTATTCTGGTAATATACTAAGCCATCAGTATCAACAATAAGGAATGCCTTAGCATAACCTCTGTCTCTACCATATCTTCCTGGCTTCAAAACTTTACCAGCAAACTCTATTGTAGTGGGCTCCTTGGCCTCTGAAGTAGTCCAACCTTTAACGCCAAGTTCCACTAAAGCATCCCTTAGATCCTTAGTGAAAGTATTCATTTTACTTAACCTTCTCACTTCCGTTAGCGCCCCAGCCACGAGCCTGGAATTTCTTCCAGTCAAATGGCTTCCTATTTGACTTTGTTCCATCTGCAAACTGGAACTGTACAGTTCCGTCTGCAAATACCAGAAGCTTAACTCCTGGCAACTTTGGATTTGATAGTAATCTCAAAACACCAGCAGAGCTGCCAGTAGATTCTCCTGGTTTAGCAGAATCTGAGCCTTGACTTACACGAGGATCAGAGGATTTATGAATAGTTCCTTTTGCAGGTTTTGCAGTTGTGCTACGTGGTTGTGGTGCTCCTGGCTGACCTGTACCTAAAGGAGTTCCAATAGGAAGACCATATCTACGTACACCCTCTTGAGTAAGCACCTTACGAATTCCTGCTAATTCAACAACAGCACCTTCATCTGTTGAAGTAAGCTCTAGACCAAAATCAATCATGTTAGCTAATGTAAACCCATCAGGTAGCATATCTGTAGGAATAGTACTAGCTGGAGAAGGTACACCAGCAGGAGAAATTTCTCCTGTAGGCGCTACTGCCTCAGCCTGTGCTAATGCTTCTTCTTCCTTTTCGATTGTCGCATAGTCGATCTCAAGACCGAATTCATCAGAAAGCTTCTTTTCAGCCTCACGGAAGAATTCCTTTGTAAAGTTACCACCCTGGATTCCTGCAAGGGAAGTGAAGACCTCTTTAATAGCACCCTTCTGATCATCTGTGAATGGTCCCCAACGGAATTCTGGATACTTGCCTGAGTTGAAGTTCCATTCAATGAATTTGGGAATGATATAGTGATTAATGATAGATGCAATTTCTGTCATGATAGTTTGAAGCATGAGAACAAACAAAGAGTCTGTCTGCTTACCAAAATCAACTAGTGAAGCATCTCCACCTGTACCCTGGTTCTCATCAAAGAACGCAGCAAGAATAGATTTTGACATCTGAGAGTTGTGGTGATTAATGTAGGAAAGGAAGTCAAAGCTTCCACCTTCCTTAAGTAATTCCACAAGATAATTCTCAGGCTTTGTCATCCACTGAGCCACACCTAGATCAGAAAGACCCATTCTGAATGCATTAAGTTCATCAGGAGTATGATCATCAGGAACAGTACCTACACGAGTACCTACAGCAGATCTCTGTGCTGCAAGGTGCATAAGGTAGTAAAGCTTTACCTTTTTATCATAATGGTAGTAAGCACTTTGGAAATAACTCAATCCATAGAAACGATTTTCCTCTTCCTGAGCTGCGTAATATACACAAGCATCTCTAGGAATCTTAACATCTAGAATCTTGCCACCTGGCTTTTGAGTAACCTGTCTAAAGCCATCAAAACTACCATTCTCAGTAACAAGGAATTTAACTGTCTCTGCTGGTAGATAATTAAGCTTCTTAAGGGTCCATTTACCTTTCAAGGGACCAACTACAGGCTGCCAGTAAACCATTTCAAATGGGGCGTAACCATCAAACACTGCTTGAAGCATCTGAGCAATAACACGAGTAAGGGGTACACTCATTCCACCAGAGTTAGGTGGTAGAGTAAACAGTTGCTCCACAAATTCAGCTTCTGCTTCTCCACCCTCTTCAATCTGAGCAGGAACAAATGTCGCGGTCTGCAATGCAGCTCTAATAGGTAAAGTGATAAGACGATACAGGGCTCTTGCCTGACCGTCTGTTTGACGCATCTTTACTAGCTGCCTTATAGTAACTTCATTATGCTTATAAACTAAATGAGAACCTTCATAAGGTTCTGTAAAGGGCATAAAGTCTCCAAAGCCTCTCTCCACTAATGGACGAGGCTTTGGAGTTGCCATGTTTTCGTTCTTAGCCATTTTAAAATCCTTCTGCCGACATCTCTAAAAACATCGGCAGATCTCCTAAAATTCTTGCTGGTGCATCAAAGAATGGCTCATTCCTAGTGGTAATTCTACTCGTGGACCCATAAAAACTTGAACAGGGTTATAAAAAGCTACATCTCCGCTCTCAGCTTCGCGTCCACCTTGCTCTACTGCACCGAATACAGCACATGCTAAAGCATCAGCTTCATCTTTAGATCCTAGTCTTGGATGGTCAATCTTTCCGTTTGGAAGAATAGTCAACCCAAGTAACTCGTTAATCAAGAATTCTCTCTCACCAGCGACCAACCTACCATCATACATAACATCCATAAGATTTCGCCAAGGTTCATTAGATCTATCTGTTGAAACCTTCTTAGACTCTATTCCAACTTTCTGAAGTTGTTGCATAGAGTCTCTTGATTCATAACCATCGAAAGTAAATCTCTTGATTCTGAATCCTCTTCGTCTCAACTCGAAAGCAAGTTCTCGTGCCCAACGAATCTGAATCTCTCTAGGAGGATTCTCACCTTTTCCTGCCTCAAAGGAAAGTACAAAGTCTACTTTAACTATAGGACGCATCTCTCTAACAGTAGTAGTTTCACCACTTTCCAAAGTTACTTCCGATTCAAACTCCTCTTTGCGGACAACATGGGCCATAGCAATTCCAGCTTTGTCCTGAGTAACAGCTAAGTCACCATGCATAGCATACTGAGCACCCTTAATGGGTTTCAGGTCTGGAGAGAAATCATATTGAACTTCCCAGCTATCGCCTGATCTGAAGTAATTAACCTCTATGGGTTGACGTGTTACAGGAGTGAATGAATTACGTACTAAGAACTCATTTCGGAAGAATGGATTAGATGCTTTGCTAGGCTTACATTCATACTTAGCCTTAGCCATAGTTGCGTCTTCTTCGTAATCCTCTACATAAATAGATGGAACAAGTTCATCTGTACCATCTACAGCAACAAGCTCAAAATCCTTGAAATTCGGGTTGACTACCCAAGTAGGTAATGGTCCTGAAACATAATGACGAGAATTCTCGCCATTCTTTTCTATATCCTGGCGAGATTGAGCAGTTAATCGTTGGATGGCAGAACCAAGATAACGAGGATAAGAGATACGAACATTCTTAAATGTTCTAGGGAAACGAGTTGATGATGAGGTTCTCATCATATCAAGAATTCCTTCTACAGTATTCTGCGGAACTCGTCCTGTACTGTTTCCTCTAACTTCTTCCTTAGACCTGAATCCATCGATTTCGTCTGCTACTCCTAGAAGGAGATTAAGACCTTCCTGAGACTCTGCTTCTGAGTGCCCTGAGATCGCCTCTACGTTCTTAGAAAAAACAATAGCACCACGAGTAGGTGCAGCTTTATCTTTAAACCAAGGAGACGTTCTCACAAGCGCCTCTACTGGATCGAAGAATGCTCTTTGTGCCTGCTGAGCATTCATAGCTACATTAAGCAAGTGAATAGAGTCTTGTGCTGGCATCTTGAAGTATTCTTGAGGAGATCGAAGGCACAGCAATAGATAAGCTACACGTAACGAAATGGTACGGCATACGTGACCTTTTCCTGAACCCTTACCCCATTGAAGATTAACAAAATTAACCATTCTGATAGGTTCAGCCCAATAAGGATCAAAATGTTCTCCCATTACTGGATAGATTTCAGGAAAATAAATACGCTCAGCATATCGAACACACTCATACTGAACATCAGATAGTTTCCAAGCGTCACCAGCACCCATAAACTTCTTGTCTCTGACAAAAACATCTAAAGGTACAGGCTCTTCACAAAATATCTGCTCAAGGTCATTCTTTGGCCCTTCTTCCATAGCGCCTGAAAGCAGATCTGAAAGATTCATAATTACCTGCTCAACAAAGCTGAAAGGTTAGGCTTGTCTGCTGAAAATGAGATAAGGGCTGGATCTAATGCTTTTCTTCTTGAAGACAGAGCAACCATCTCAGTAAGCTTGCCACGATCCTTAACAGTACAAGGAATAAGTGCAGCCTTCTCTAGCTGTGCATCAGTAAGTTTAGTAGTCAACTCAGGAGCAGTAAGCAAAGCATAAACCTGTTTAACTTCCTTCTCTTCCCCGAAGGTTGCCTTACCTGCCTTATCTATTGTAAAGGGGACCTTAACAGTTTTAGTAACATTACCATCTACGTCTTCCCTAGATACGATCAAGAAATCAGACCACACCTCACGAACCCAAATGTAAGGTTGCCCAGGGCCGTTTGGATAGGCTCCTTTGTATTGACGACGAATATCATCAATATTGAATGAGTTAGCAAAGAACAGAGTTATCTCGTCAGAATTAGATGCTTTGATCATCTTT